CCCAGCCGATGCGCCCGTCCGCGCGCACCTTGTAGACGATCTCGAACAGGCTGAAGCCGTAAACGATCTGGCTGTTGATCTCCGAGAGTTGATCACCCCACGCGCCCTCCAGGTCGTCAATGCACTCGGTGACGAAGTCGGCTGCCTCCTGCGCTTGCGGGGTTTCGTCAGCGGGGTTGAGGCGATGACTGGTCGACCGCATGAGCGCATCGAGGGCACTGATCAGCGCGGCCACGGTGGCATCGTCGGTCATCTGCCGGAACGTCTCGAACCGAGTCTTGCGGTTGCGGAGGCGAAGATCCCATTCGTCGTTGACGTAGCCGGCGAACTGCTTGACGCCGGGATGGCCGATCTCGGAACCGGACGGGGCGCGCTTCGGTACTGGTGCCATGTCTATCCTCGCCACTTGCTTGTCTGGTGTCCGGCTGACGCTGCCACGGCTTTGGGTTTGGGCTTGCCGTAGAGGTCCATGCAGACGTACCGCAGCTCGTCCATCGCGTGGTCATTGACTTTGACCGGGTTGTCTTTATTGGCCCGTACCCCGTCCGGGTAGGCATACGATTCGACCTCGTTAATCGTGTTGATGCAGGTCGGATCGATGGTGAGGTTGGGCATGATCGAACTGACGCGGCTGATACCGATCATCACATCATTGACGCCCAGGTGAACGCGCACGCCGCGCCGGGTGAGTGAACTGATCAAGCTCTTGGCAGACGGATCGATCACGACGTACATCGCCCCGCTGCGCTGGTACTCGGCTTCGGTCGCGTCGATGATCTGTTCGGCGTCCATCCCGCGGCGATATAGCTCTCGTTCCTTGTGCAGCCGATCACCCGCGAAACGGTATGTGCTGAGGCTCGTCGGATTGTTCGTGCCCACATCGAGACCGAGCACCGTAGACCAGCCCTCAAGATCCTCGGCGGTCAGTTCGCGGATGTTGCGCTCACGGTCGAAGGTCGGATAGACCAGCCCCTCGAACGACACGAACTCAGCATCGATCTCCTGCTCGTAGAACGCGCCGGAATAGCCGAGACCGCCAATGTAGTCATCAGCATCGATGAACGGGTTGTCGCGCGTCGTGGCCTTGTACAGCGTATGTGCGATGGTCTTGCCGACGACCCACTCATCCCAGACGAGACGCCGTCCCTTGGGTGTGCTGGTCGGAAATATCTGAGGATTCGGACCTTCGCGGACGGCGCCCTTGAGTGCCCGCCAGATATTGCGGTCGGTGACGTATTCGATCTCGTCCGGCCACGCCCACCAGTAGTTCGGACCGCGCACCCGGCTTTCGCTTTCGAGCGTCACGAACACGACGTCAGACGACCATGCCGGGATCTCGACGCCGGCGCGCGTCGGGTGATAGAGCACGCCAATCTCGTCCAGGCGGGCCAGGAACTGCGCCTTCGCCCCGTGCTCAAGCATCGGGAACGACGGCGCCGCAATGCAGCCAAGCCCGCCGCGTCGCGCACATGTCACGGCTTTCCACGACCCGGCATAGGTCTTGCCGGAGTTGCGACCGCCAATGAACGCGGGGTATCGGTGCTGATCGTGGACAAAGTCGTCCTGGGTGGGGTAGAGGTCGACCACCATTTGACGCGCGGCCGCGACCATCAGGACTTCTCACTCCGGCGAAAGACGATCTCCAACGCTTCGCCATCCTTGCCCGTGATCTGGTTCTCCTGGACCGTCTTGCCGTATGCCTGCGGGTGTCGGCGTTCCAGTTTCCATGCTGCCGCTTTCCAGTCATCCGTTGCGGCCTGCTCGATTTTGGCGAGCCATTTGACCGCCGCCCGACCCTCTGCCTCGCGTAGCTTGTCCGAAAAATCGGAATGCTTGTCCTTCCAGTTCGTCATCGTGTCGGGGCTGATTCCGGCGTAACCGGCGGCGAGTTCGTAGGTCGCGCCCATGTCAATTGCCTGGATGATGCGAGCGACACAGTCGGGATTGTATTTGCTGCGCCGTGCCATCAGTCCCGACCCTCCAGCAGCGCGTCAATGCACGCCTCGCACAGGCAGCACGTCCACGCTGGATGGTCAGGTCGGATCGTTCCTGTCTTGCCACATCGCTCGCACGGCGCAACTCGCCATGACTCTCGCGGGTACACGTCCTCGAACGGGACAAACACACCGGCCATCAGTCTGCCGCCATCGCTTCGGTCGCGCGGGTTGCCGTCTCGCCGGTGAATTGCTCCCAGCGGCGGACTATGACATCGCAGTAGGTGGGGTCGAGTTCCATCATGGCGCAGCGGCGCCCGGCCTGTTCGCAGGCGATCAGGGTTGAGCCGGAGCCGCCGAACAGGTCAAGGATCAGGTCGTTGGGCTTGCTGAACTCGTTGAGGCAAAACTCGAAGAGAGCCACAGGTTTCTGCGTCGGATGAGTTCGCTTCTCGTCCTTCTCGGATGCCTTCAGAAACCCATTCCACTGATGCTGAATCAACCGAGCCGGGTGTGTCTGGTTAGTCCACGCCAACTCACAGTCGGCAAAATCATTCCCATCGTTACCGTCGCGCTTGTACCAAACAATCCAGCACGGCGAATCGGGTAGCACGCTGCAGTAGTGGTTCGCTCCCCACCAGATCTGAACCGGGATTTTCATCGCGGAGGTCAGCCGAAATACATCCTTCGCAACATCGCCGTCGTGGTCATTCTCAATTGGTCGGTACCGATCGGCATATCCGCCCCATTGGCCCTTCTTGCCAGTTACAGCGTTGATACCGTAGGGAGGATCAGTTAGACACACACCTACACCCTCGCCATTGAGCACGCGGTCGACTTGCAACGGGTCAGTCGCGTCCCCACACAAGAGCCGGTGTTTGCCGAGCAGCCACAAGTCGCCCGGCTGCGTGATCGGATCGGCGGGCGGCTCCGGCACATCGTCCGGGTCGGTCAGGCCGTCGGTACCGCCGAAGTCCACGATGCCTTCCCGTTCCGCCATCTCACTCAGCATCGCCATGACCGCCGCGTCGCCAGTCGATACATCGTCCAGCAGCTCGCGCAGCTTGTCGGCGTCAGCGTTTGCCATCGCAGAAATCGGGTCGAGGGTCGCCAGGATCAGTGCTTCTTCCTCGGGTGACAGATCGACGTAGGTGACGGGCACGGTCGGCTGGTTCTGGCGCATGGCCAGCGTGACGCGGAGATGGCCGTCGACCAGGCGGCCGGTGCGTTCGTTGACGATGATGTTCTGGACCACGCCGACTTCGTTGAGCACGCCGGCGAGCGTGTCCTGTTGCGCCTTGGGGTGAACGCGAAAGTTCAGCGGGTGCGCCAGGAGTTGATCCGGGGCTTCCTCGCCGTAGCGGATGATTCGATTCGTCCACGTGGGTTGTGTCGCCATACATCACCGGGTAAACAAAAACCGCCGGGCGAGCCCTACAGCTCAACCTCGGCGGACACCCAACCGAATCAATTTCGTTAGCGTCTAGATTACCACTCTGGCCCGGATCGTGTTAACCGTCCCGCAGCCCGGGCAGGTCACCCGCAGATCGCCCCGCTCCATCTCGTAGGCGATATGCTCCGGGGCGACGTCGCTGTCGGGGGTGAAGAAGCACAGGATCGCGATCTTGCGAACGATGCCGAGCCGGCGCTTGCAGTGGCTGCAGTGATACTGCCCGCGCCGGGACATCTACTCTGCTTCCTCGCCCGTGTCCGGCGCGGCGGCTGCGATAAGTGCCGTATCAATAGCGTCCTGAAACCAACGGGCCGGATGTCCGAGGTGCTCTGCCAAGTCCATGACGGCCCGGTAAACGGCCTCCATCTGTGCTTCGGTGTACCCGTCGTTCCGCACCATCCCCGCCGCATCGTCCCTTACGATCCGATACCCGGCGTCGGTGAGGGCGACGATGATCGCGTCGGCTGCCGGATTGATCGTGGTGTAACTCTCCTCGGCAATGCGGGAAACCGCTTGTTCAATGACCTCCTCCGCCGTCGGGTCGGTGTTGTCACTCATCGGTATCCCTGCCCAACTGCAACGCGATATGCAACCCGCAATGCCATCTCGTCCGAATCGCAAACACTCATCGGTGTCCATCCCCGGTCGAGGAATTGAATGTCGCAAGTCCGTCGGCCGGGAACGTAGTCATCCTGTAACCTCCACACCCATCCTCGTTTTTGCATGTCGCGCTTGATGTCCTCGATTGGCATCGTGTCCCACGTGTCGTAAATGTTCTCCGCCGTCGGGTCGGGCGCGTCCGGTGGGTGTTCGGTGCAGCACACGTCGTTGTATCGAA